TCTTTCACCAAAGTATCTGCTGCATCTGAACCAACAAAAACAATTTTAGTTTTTGCAGAAAAATCATCTTGAGCTCTATTTAAGGCTTTCCTTATAGCTGTTTCATTAGAGCCTGGATGATGTTGTTGTATAACTTCTAGTAATTCTTTTTGAGTCATCTTAATCGCTCCACAATTCTTCTAATCTTTTCACTTCTAATTCAACTTCTTCAGATAAAACCTTCATTTGATTTTGTAATAAACCTACAATCTCAGAATCCTCATCTTGTATTGCAGCATTAGCTAGTTTTTGATTAACTATCGCTAGTGCAAGTTTTGTAACTACTAAATTTTCTCCATCTTGTGGAAGAACTTCATCGAAATCAACATAATGATTACCTGTGCCAACTCCAGTTTCTGTATACTTTAAAGAAATTGTAGTATGACTATTTCTAGAAACATTGTCGTCTTGGTCCCCTCCAACAGGATTGGTATCAGGATAATAAAATCTTTCTATATAATAAACCTCTAAAGCACTTTTTGTATTTGGCATAGTGGTAATACCACTTCCAGGTGCTGTATAACCTGTAGTACTAGGAGCTGTATACAATCTTGGAGCAGAAACACTATCTACTGCCTTTTTTTCAATCCAATATACTGGACTTGTATTTGTTGCATAGTAAATACTTTGATTATCTAAAGCTTGATAGCTTTTTTCTAAAGACGTTCTGTTTGCTGATTTTCTTATATAGTTTTCAATACTTATTGAGTTACCATCCATAGTATGATTAGCTGAAGTTCTTATTACCATTAAAGGATGTCTGTCTTCCATAAGTATTCCATCACCAGATGCTTCATCATTGTAATCAAGATTTGAAGGGTCTACTGATGGATTCATAGCAGAAAGCATTAATCTACTTGGCATATTTATAGTAAGTGTTTGCCAAATAGTATCAGACCATAAATCATTCAATGCATTTATGTCATCTAGATAGGTTTCATTGTTTTGACCTAACTTTGCTAATACTTTATTTTTAATTGTTGCTGCCATTTAATCCCTTATGTTGTGCCCCCAGAATTAACCAGGGGCACATTTATTAACATATTACTTACGCGTTAGAATCGGTAAAATCAATTACAGCGTGAGTCTCAGGAAGTAATATCTCAAGACCTGCTTCTGTAGTGATCATATCTTTTCTACCATCTACGTCATTTTCTTGAACATTAGTTTCAACAAAAGTATCTCTCGATATTCCGTTTCCTGCTAATGGTCTCATTGATACGTTAGATAAGTCAACACATACTGCTTTATCTTCCATATCACCTCTAAACAATGGATGTGCTACGAAATTCATAGAACCCCATGATGTTGAGATTGATGATACGTCAACTGGCATAAAGCTAGATGTTTTCACATCTAAGTTGGCTCTGAAGATTTCCTTTGCACTTCCACCACTCATAGAGTTTGATACAAAGTTGTTATCGCCTACTTTATGCAATGCATTGATAACTTTTCTAGATGTTAAGCATAACTTCTGTCCACTGTTGCCAGTTTCATAAGCCATGAAATCATCCATTACGTCTACTACACCATCATATGAGAAAGGAGCACTTACATCATATCCAGCACTATTTACTGCAGTATTTCCGTAGTCCAATTCATATCTTTTGCCACCCTTGTTTTCTAGAAATGGTATTAAACCCCAAGATGTTCTTTCATCTTGTGATTCATATTTACCATAACCAAATAAGAAGGCATTTTCTAGATCCATTTTGTGAGACTTTAAGTGTTCAGCGTAAATACGTTTCCACTCATTTGCGTAACCTCTGTATCTAGTAGCCATAGTCGAACCAGACATTAATGGTACAGCTGTTTTGAATATCTGAGAATAGAACTCAACGTTAGTAAGTTCATCTCTCCATCCATCAGGAGCACCAGATGCCTCAGCCCATTGTGAGCCAATTACTTGACCCTTACTAGAAGCTAAAGAACTGGATATAGCAGTACTAAAATCATCAACTTTAACGATTTTAGCTGCTGGTATCTTTAAGTACCCACCGTCTACTGTAGATGCTGTTTCCAAGTTAGATGGAATTTCATCATCAGATGAAGTTGGTTTTGTGTAGTAAGAAATATCAGTAGCAGCACCTTCAAACTTATATACTGTTCCTGCTATTCTTAAGATTTGGCCTGGAACAATAAATATAGGCGCATAAGACTTATCACTGTCTTGTTGCCCATGTTTATTATAATCCACTGTAATTTTAATACCAGCTGAAACATTTTGGTCTACACCATCATCTGTACCATCTACTGTAGTATCAGTGACTGCTGAAACACCTACTGCTGTAAAATTACGTCTTTGCCATTGGTTACGATATTCTAGTGGTTTCCACACTGTCTCATCGATTGGTTTTTTACCTATTTTAGACAAATATGAGAAGAAAATGGATTCAGCTGGAGCTAATTCAGCTACTTTATCGCCAATTCCAAACGTTCTTCTGACATTATCGATACCTACGTCACCAGTAAAAGCAACTCCAGGTGTCTGTGTCTTAACTAGGCCATTATTATAATCTGTTGCCATTAGTTAATTCCCTCCTTTAGAGAATGTTTGTATTGTTATTTGATTTAACAATCGCATCCATGAAATTATCAGTAGGATCTGAAGGGGCATTAGACTGAGCAGGTTGTACTCCCATTGGAGCAGGTACAGATTGAGCTCTTTGAACTTGTTTAAAACTCTTTGACGGAGGAGTTATAGTTGGTTTTTGAATAGTACCAGTATTATTGGTAGCCATTCCATTTTTATACTTATAGTATCCAACTAAGTCATCCATATTAATAGATTTAGGGTCATTCATTGTATTGATGAAATCATCTACATTGTCACCTAAATCATATTTTTGATTCACATAGTTTCTAACATTATTCATTTCTTGAGCTTGTTGTACTGCAACCTCTCTTTGTTTATTTACTTCTTCTAACCCTTTGATTTTATCTGAATACGATTCACGCAGTTTCGCAACTTCATATTGATTAGCTAGAGAATTATATTGCATCATATCATCTCTCCAACTATCAACTGAGTCAAGATATTGCGCGCTTTCGCTATTAGAATCATTCATTGCCTCTTCTCGAGAGAAACCCCTAGGTTGCTCAGGCTTAACAGGTGGAGGAGGAAACTCCTCTTGTTCCTGACTTGTGGGTGCAGCTTCCGCAGGTTTACCACCTGGCGTTATACTTTGCACGGCCTCTGGGTTGGCTCTAAGATAATCCACCATAGGTGCATATTCTTTAACCTCGTCTAATTGATTCTTTAATTTTGCAGCCTCTGACTGCCAATACTGATAGCGTACTTGATCATTAGTTTCAGGTTGTACTTCATTTTGAGTAAAATCCTGCTGTACTGGGGGCTGTGCTGGACCAGTGGTATCCTCAGGTTGAGGGGCTCTAGTCTCTGGAGGCATAGGTAATCCCATTGCTTGTTCAAACGAGTTATCAGCGGTATTTAATGCTTCTTGGGTGTCCATTATATCTTGCTCAAAAGCTGGTGCTTCTGGAGCTTGATTTTCTGGAGCCATGTTTTCATTAGCTTCCATTATTTTTTCCTCTTACTTTTTGACGGCTTCTTAGATGCGGAAGAAGGTGCGTCTGATTTGTCTTTAATTGCATCTTGGGCGTCTTTTCTTAACATAGACAGGTTATCATCTAATCTCTTTTCAAATAAAGTTCCAGCCATTTTAGACTTTTGTTTTACTTGGTCTAAGTCAGTTTTAAACTTCTCAACTTCTACTTTCTGTTTAAGATGTACATTTTCTCTGGTAAGAGTTTGCATGTCGCCATTGACTTTCTTTAACTCTGCAGATAATTGTTCAACTTGTGCAGAAAGCTGTTGAATTGTGTCTGTTCGTTCTAAAACACCCTCCATATCAAATACTTCGGTTTTCTTGAGGACTTCAGCCTTATCAATAATGCCTTTGCCATATGCATCCATATAAAATTCGAGTTCCGCATATCTGTTACTTGGAAGTGTCGAACCTGATACGTACACAACATCATATTTACCGATAGTAATATCGTTTACGATTTTTACTTCATTAGTCTTATCATCGTATAATTTTTTATTTATTGCAAATTCAGTTAATGAATTGTTTGGATTAACAACTCTCATAACTTTTTCTTCTTGATACAACTCTTGCATCATTTGAATAGCTACTTTTGCTACTCTTTGTAAGCAAGACTCTACATCAGCAAGTTTTGACTTTATTTTTCTTTGACCAAACTCATCTAGGGATATAGTGGCCTTATAAGTTTGTGGGGCAGCTTGTGAGTTACCCATCATCATTTCATACAACCCGAGCTGATGGTCTATGTCGTTTTTCGCTGTCTGTTCGTTGTTGTAGAGCTCATTAGGAAGAGGTGCTGGTGATGCTACTACTGGCTGCCCCATATCAAAATCCACTTCTATACCAACTCCAGGCATTGCCCATTTCTCTTCAAATTCCTTCATATCTACACTACCAGAAGGAACAAGGACCTTCATATTGGTAGCTGTAGTAGCATGGGCTATAATTAATGACCTGGTTTTATTGATATAGTCTTGTAAACCTTTAACCATACGAACATCACTCATTGGATATGGTGTTCTAGTATGAAGATTTACCATTGGGACTATAGGATAATTGCTAGATGGCAATATCCTTGAGTAGATATGAGTATCGCCTATGACAACGCATTGCTTTACTTGCTTAACTGCGATTGGAACTGTTTCAATAAGCCCTTCACCTATTAAGTGAGCTTTACTTTTTATTTCAATTCCTGGCAATTGAGAAGCTTGACCAGCTTGTATCATTGCATTTTCTCTTGCATCTTTAACTTGTTTATCGATGCCTTCTCTTAATCTAATTAACTCAAGTTCCATTCTATCTGGAAGTATGCTTCCTAATTGAACTTGTTCTGTTAGTTGCTTTTCTTGTTCCATGTATTGGACTTCTAACTCTTCAGACATTTTATCAATATCTTCGTCTAAAGCTTTTAGATTAGCATCTAACATTTGTTGTTTCATTTGAGACTGCTGTTCTTGAGCCTGAGCTACTTTTTCAGCGCCTTCAATTATTTTGCCATTGAGAATCCCTACCTCAGTGCTTATATACTGTTGAAATTCGTCTTCATTAAAACGATATTCTTTTCCAGTATATTTTTCATGCACTCTGTACATATTTACGGATACCTTATAAAAACGTTCGTATCCTCTTACATATTCATTGTCTCCCTCGGCAAGAGTATCAATGTCTCCAGGAAATGTCAGTCCTGTATTATCAGTACGACCAGTTATTATACTGTCGCTATCATAAGAACCAGAAGATGCATCAATGGCATTTTTATATTGGGGATATAAAGATTTTGCTTGTTCTTTAGTAAAATTTCTTGATATAATTATATTTTCAGCATCGTCAAAAAATGGATCTCTGGAGTTAGGGTCTACATAAACATCTAAAGGGTCTATGTCTTTAAACATAACTTCACCTTTACCATCATCAGCTAAAGGATTTTGATATACTAGTAAATAGCCTAATCCTGTAACATAATAATCATCGATAGCTTTACGTATAGAACCTCTACCATCAGAGACATCGTACATATATGTTAAAAGATTATTTAAAACATTAGCGACTTTGGTATCGCTATCTTCTCTTGGAGATACTTTAAAGGAGGGTCTGTTAGCAGTTAACATAGCTTTTGCTGTTTCAACTGCTGGATGAATACGATTGACGACAATAGGCGCCTGTCCTCTGCCTTCCATCACTTTAGTCTGTTCTTCAGTCCACTGTCGACCTAATCTGTATTCTTGATCTTCTCTGGCTTGTGATTCCCAAATATCTCTTTTACGTTTGTATAAATCAAAAAGACGTTTGGTTTCGTCTGCTATCGGCTCTACAGATTGGTCTTCAGGCTTTTCATATTGCGACACTAACCTTTATACCCCCATATTTACATACTAGTATGCATTGTAATATAATATCTATAAGGTCATCCAATCAAGAACTTTCTTTAACTTAGTAGACTTATCTTCAGCATTAAGTGACTTTAGCCGTGATGGTCTAGCACCTTCTAATGAGGTCCACAGTGCATCCATAACATCATCATGCTTACCTTTTGGGTAAGATAAAAACTCTGCTTGTGCTTCAGTATCCTGGCTTCTAAAGTAAAATTCACCTTTAGCAAACATAGGAACTAAAGATAATAGTCTTTCTGACTTTCTAGTTCTTGGTTTAACACCTTTTTCTAATCCAGGTATGTATAGATTCTCTTCTAACATACGTTTTTTAACTGCAGCTCTCAATGCTTCTTGATATGCTACAGTCTCTATCTTCATCTTTCTATGTCTAAATTTTTTAAACTTTTCTATAATAATATCAGGCTGTTCTGCAGGAGATACATGTTTTCTATATAAATCCAATATATACTTATTACCTTCATGGTCTATTCCTATTGTAATTAAAACAAAAAAGTCAGCTCTAGCCGATAAAGAAGATGCAGGATCCACTCCACCATATACTTCAACTGGAATAACTTCTTCTCCGTCACCTGTTTCTTTAACTAAACATGGTGTACCTTCTCTTCTTTCAAAATCATATTGATGTAGTTTTATCCATTCTGGTTTAAATGGAGCTTCATCTGGAGATTGAGCTATATTCATATACTCTTGATAAAAACCATTTATATTACCAACAGATGCATATTCTTCTTTAATGCCATCAATTCTTTCTTTTGGAAATCTTTCAGGCCAAATGGGTGTACCGTCATCTTCTATAATAGAATACCATAAAGTATTCCATGCTGGAGAGTCTTTAGCCCAATATAAAAAGCAATCCTCTGATATAACCGTACCAATCATAACTATTCTACCTTCATCTGATAATGATGGTATAACAGCTTCTGTCATCCACTTTCTATTCTTTGCTCTTGCTTCTTGTGTAAATGCATTTAATTCTGATTCAAAGTCATCAACTATAATTAAAGTAGGTCTTGTATCACCCTCAATAAAACCCCTAACTCTTTGCCCTGTACCTACAGCCACTATACGCACCCCATTGGCAGTTACTACATCTGTTGCCGTCCATCTCTTAGCTGTATTAGGACCTAAGTCACCGAAAAGGTCTGAAAATCTTTTACTATGAGTTAAATGATATTTAATACGAGATAAGAAGTTTATAGACTGCGCCTGTGATTCAGAGATGATTACGATGAACTCTTCGTCATCTTCGTGTTTGAATGCGATTCTGTGTAGCGGTAATAGAAGTGAAGTAACTGTAGATTTAGCTGTACCACGAGGCGCTGCTATTAAAACTCTTTTTTTATCTCTATTTCTTAAATCTCTATATATTTCATGATGAAATGGCGGTGTAGCTTTTCGCAAAGCTGTAGGAAAGCAAGTCCTACCAAATAAGGCAATATTTTTAAAAAGCTTCTTAAGAGCCTGTTTTTTAGCGTAGATAGCTTCAAAATCATTCATCTTTTTTTAACTTACATCCACAATCATTGCAACAAACAAAATCCTTAGGAGCATGAGAATTTTTATCTAATTCCTTTAAATGATTAAGTATCATCTTAGTCACTAGGTCTAGCCTTACTAATTCAGTAGCAACCTGCTTCATTGTAGGTTTTTTAGGTTTCATCTGTAGATGTTTTTGCCTCTATTTTAGTTTGTGTGCCTTTTAAATGTTGTTCTTCTTCATTTATTTCATCTAGAAGCTTTCTTGTAGCTGTAGCCTCTAATTGAGTAGTAGTTTTAGTTACAGTCTTATCTTTCATGCCTAACATATCTTGTATATTTTCTGCCACTCTAAGGAAATTCGTTATATCTCCCTTTTTTCTAGCCATTTCTAAGGCTTCATCTAATAAATCAATTGTTTTCGACCTATTGTGTCCTTTTTCACTTAATACTTCTTTTAATTCATCTTTTACCATGCTTTTAAACTCCTGTGTTCTCATCCATCGTTTTACAGTACGTCGCTTACTATCAGTAGGATCGCTAAGGACAGTATCAATAGCCAAATCCATGTCAAATACGACGCTATACACCATTGCGAGGTTTTTCCACTCCTGTGTCCCTCGTCTAACGTCAAGCTGAGATTTCCCAGACATAGTATGATTAGATACTCTCCCATCTGCTTTAAGCCTTTGACTAGGATACTTAGGAGAATGAAAGGCATAGCCAAAAGGCATACGCACATAATAACTATCAACGCCATTATCTCCTGTATAGCGTTTCTTTTGGATGATTTCTCCAACATAGTTATCATCAGTGAGCGCATATTCTCCTTTATCTGCCTCTTTCCAATACTTATAGTCTATTTCATTACTATCAGCTTCGTCTTTAGTGTATATATTGTAGGTTCGTTTACCTATATCTTTATGTTTAATGCTTATTTCATACATCGTCTTCGTCCATTTCAAGGTCGCTAAACTCTATATCAAAACTTTGTGCCCAAAATATTAAAAAAATTATCAATGCTACGATTGTTAAGCCTGCATAGGCTATTAATTGAATCATTAGTCAATCACTATTTCAACATCATCTTTACCAAATGCATTAGCCTGCATTTCGTCTATTTTTGAATAATACTTATCAAAAACTCCTTGTTGTGGATCACTTGATTTCTCCCATCGGGGTTTTCCTTTACTTCCAGTATTAATCCAGCCAAACTTAGGTTTTTCAGGAGCTTGACGTCCAATAGGTATTATATTTCCGTGATTATCTTTATATGCTGTTATAGGCTTGCTATTACCCATTTTTATGTAAGCTTCTTTAAGCATATCCATTGGTTTTTTGCCGCTATACTTAGCTATACTGGCTAATTGCTTTTTATTATGTGTAATAAACAGTCCTACTACTATCCTTGCTGTATGCAGGTTCATTATTCTCCTTTAATTTCAAAATGAGGGAAATCATCGAACCTATTATCATGTACATACCAATCCTGGTCCCAATCTCCTCCCCATCTTAGGTTTATTCCCATAGACTTTGCTATTCCGAGAACAAAACCAGCAAAAAGGTGAAAACGCTCCCTATCATCCCAATCGATAGGATAAGGAACCACATCCACAGCCCTACTAGGATTAGAATTGTGACGGCCGTTTGGGTATTTAACCTTAGTCTTACCTTCATCAAACAATTTATCCTGTCTATCAGCGCTTCTATGGCCTTCAATAACAGAACAATCCACATACTTAATAACCTCATTTAGCACCTTTTGTATTCTCTCATCGCATGTCTTTAAGTTTCTCTTACTTCTACTTCCAAATCTTGGCATTATATCCCCCAAATAAGTATCGCCATAATAATCTTGTCTAAAATCCATAGACCTATCATTATGTTTAACTTTTGATGTGTTATTTCACTATTAGTCGGTAACATCATTTACTCTTTCTTGGGTGTCTTCTATTGTTGTTTTGGATAGAGACCTCGCCCTTATACTTTACACCTATAGTTGTAGTCTTTATTACGTTATGACTATACTTACTACTCATGTCTATATAACCCTCCTAGTATATTTAACAGTTAAAGACTATAGTTTACTTCTGTTGTACCTAGAGTATAGTCTTATGTCTAGACTTAAGTAGTAGTTAACGACCGCGGGAATATATATATAATATAGCAAGACTTAACAATTAACTGCAACTAATTTATTTAACTAGTGTAATAACTGCATTTAACAGCAAAAATATATTCTGATGGTACCTTAACCTATACTTTACAACGATCTAGCCTAGAAAGGGCTTTTTTAGGTTGAAAAGTGCATTTGTAAAAAATTGCTGTAGAATGAGAGTACGTGATATACATAGACCCTACCCCGTCCGATTTCACGGGTCGCGTTGCGCCCCAGGTTGAAATTCGCAACTGCACGGGTTAGATGTCTATTGAGACAGGTGTGTCTCTGCCCCTGCTCGCTTGGGCTCGTTTTCCATCACTAATCCTGTGTAAATAAACGATAATACTGTTAATACAATTTAATAAAGGAGTAGTTATGAAAAATGTTAATACTGTAGTAGGCTTACCTGAATTAGTTCCATTCTCGTTCAAGAACGGGAAGGTACGAATTAAGACTAATAACCCACAATTAGACAATGACGGAAAACCTGTCATTAAAGGTGGGAAATTAGCTTACCAGTGGGAAAATAAGCGTGACGCTGATAATAAACCCGTCTATGACGAGCGAGTTATCCTTATCACATTTATCCCACAGGACGGTCACATCATACCACCAAGCCTGTCTAAAGCGAAACTAAGCAAGTTAGTTAAGCACGCTAAGACAAGTGGTATGGAGTTCCTTACTCAAGCAGATACCTCATACACGTTATCACGTGAATTTGAGCCACAGACTGAACAAGATAGTGACGATAATACTATCACTACTATTACGGCGAAGTACATGCCTGCGTTCAAGTCTGCAGTAGCTCCTATGAGTGCTTGGTAGTCCTGGGTAAGTAAGCCACATCCTGAATAAGCTTCGGAGCCTGATAGAGCTTGGCAACAGAATCTATCAAGAAGTATTAGAGGGATGATACATGTATTATCCTTTTAAGTCAGACCACAATAGAGCGTGGGTAGTAGTCTTTTAGTACACATAATACAGAATAATTAACCTTGGAGGTTCGTATGAACATAGTAGGAATATTGAATGAGACTGATAAGTTTCGTCATTACTTAACAAGTGCTGGGACAGTTATGTCCATAGCCAAGGATACCTCAAATCCTGTAAAGAGAACTCAATCTCTTTCAAAGGCTATTCAATTAGCCAAGGGGTCTTAATGCGCGGGTATATAGCCTTAGGTAGGACCATAGTGTTGTATGGTTCTGCCGTAGGGTTTTGGTATTTAGTAATGCCTGCTCATTGGGTGCAACTGATCATAATGATGGTAGTATTTGGTATCGTATTCGGTATATCATTTATTATCATTGGTAATATAGTCAACTATGTTATCAAAAGGCTTAGACAAAGGTATAAATGGGCTAAGCAAGTGTTTATAAATCCGAGTAGATAGTTAAATCCGAGTAGATAGTAATATTAGGTATTAGGGGGCTATATGTCCCCTTATATCTTTTTAAAAAGTTTAGAAACAAAATTACGCAAGTAATCGGCAGTCTCATGTCGTTAGAATAAGTGTAGCAATACACCTAAAGTGGAATCCATGTTACGGAGGAAGCGCCAGTAATGGTTCATAGAGACAAGCACCTATATAGTGACTCTGAGGGCATCAGAAGAACTATACATCAAATGGTAATGATGTTGAGCTTAGTGATAAGCAATAAGATAAGGTGTAGGATAATCAAGCTGAGGTGTGGTGCTAAGGCTGTTATCCAGTATTATGGTTAATCTTATAGTGATATAAGGCAACACCAGAAATACAGTGATTATTGTTCACCAGATGATAATTGCAGTGTTGAGTAAGGTATTATGTATTGTAACGCAATATATAGCCTTTCCGATAGCGACTTAACACACACTACTGTTTAGCACTAAAAAATAAACAGACTAGCATGGGCGACCATGTTTAAGGAGAACAGCATCGGCATTAGTATCTCAAAGTGCGCTAATACTATGAACATATAACCGTAAGGTTCACTGTGGAACATAGTGTATTACATCCTCCCAAGGGTTGTATTACTTGGTGACAAAAGCACTATACAGGTGGGCACATTTGTATAGCTGTTAGTAGTTGCTGAAAGAGACTAATGATGGAAAGCATGAAGCCGTATTTCATGTGCGCATGACAGTGTACTACACGCAAGTGTAGTGGATATGACTTAAACCTTGAAAAGGGAATTTAGAGTCTAAAGTACTGTCGGAATAGGGATTAATCTCATCCTTATTCAACCCGTAAGGGTTCTTAGAACTTTTTAAAAATGAGGAGGACAATAAATGGGAAAAGTTAAAGGTTTATTACAAGACTATCATGATCATTATGGTTATGACTATGAAATAGATGACACAGCATTGTATGACTTTCAACAACAGTGTCATGAAGAAGAATTGATGAGACAAGGTGTTATATCTGTCCCATTAGAACCAGGAATTGAACAAGATTCCTATAACGCCTATATGGAGGGCAGAATAGTATGTGGAGAACACACAAATACTGCCCGTACAGGTTCAGATACGAACTCGAAAAATGGGCAAACAGCACTTGGCCTGAGAAAAAGGCGAAGCATGCGAAAATGAGTAAAAGACAACTATATGCAATTTGGTATAGTAGATGATCGCACCAGGTACGCCTGACCGCCAAGAGCATGGTCCTAATTGAAGGAATATTGCCAAGAGCCTGTCCGCTAACCCCTGAGACATCCTGATTCTACTATACCTTTGTGTATTAAACCTAAGGAGGCATGAATATGAGTTTAAATAATAAGCAGATAGAATCCTTAGAACGAGTTATAAGCTATATGTATGATGAAGAGGAAAAGCATTATGAAGAAGATAATAAGCCTCAAAATCATATATTCAGAGATGTAGTTCTTTTAAAAAGACTATTACACAAAAGGTATGAAACTAGGTATTAATAAGGAGATAAAAGTTCATAAAACTATTTAAAAGAGAGCTAAAAAAGTACAATTGGTGGTATTCTGATGGAAGTCAGCCTATCAGCAATGGTCAAGCAGGACTAGTATTAGATGAAGATAATAACAAGAGGATCGACCATATAATAACAAGTTGTTGCAATTGTGGAGATTATTTCTTCCTAGAGGCAAAACATTTGCGACATTTGTTTAGCGTCGAGAAACCTAAAAAGAGCCGTTAATTATATATATGCAGACCATACAAGGTTTGCCGACCAATCGGGTTATACCCCCGTATACCCAGGGTAGTAGCTGTTTAACGGCTTGCTGCTACCCAAACAATTAATAGAGAGGATATTGACAGGCGAGTACTATGTAGCTGATAACTGGGATAGTTTACTATCTGACTATCACTAACGAGGGTCAAGCCTCTCTAAAACTTAACACCCGTCATCGATAGTACTGCACTGAGGGCTTCGGCCTGTTGATGGGTGTAAATCTGGCTGGCATACCTAACAGAGAGGCGGATTAAAGCACTGCAGTGGTGTCTGATGGATTAACCATCTATGTCAAACTAAAGTATGCCAATAATTGGTTAACCACGGGGAGTGAGAGTCTAGTAGCGCTAGAGAGGCTCCCCACAACTTTGGAGGTAGTATGACTTGTTTAAAATGTTTTAAAAAAGACTCTAAAACAATAGAGCACAACTTGCCTGACATGCTAGCTCATTTAGCAAACTATACATTATGTAATAAATGTGATGATAGTTTAGAAAAGGCAAGGCAAAGATATAAGTCACGTAGTGGCTATTATAAGAAAATACAACAGAGGTATAGAGACAACTTAAATCACCAGTATATCAATCGATTATTGGCAGATAATAGTGATTTGTTGCCTAGTGATATACCAGAAGAGTTAACAGATGCTAAGCGACAGCATTTAAAAATGAAGAAATTAATCAAGGAGGAGTATGGCGAATAAAAAGACAGATAATACAGATTATAAAGATTTTAACGAAATGGCTAAAGCACACAGAGTTGTGTTAAAGTCATTGATTAATAAAGACTTACACTACGATAACAAGGAAGCCATAGAAATCAACAATGGCTTTGGTAAGCAAGTAAACTTCCTAAAGACAGTAATGGAAGGATACAAGTTGATGAAAGTAAAACCGTCCAAAAAGGACTTAAACCTATAACTTAAGTAAAAGGAGGCATTATGCCAGCAAATACAGGAGTAAACGTAGAAGTATCATCATATACAAGAGGTGGTACATTTGAATCAGGTTCTTATGCAAAGTTAGCCGATGTACTTAGAGAGTACGCAGTAGATCAAGGCGAAGCTATTGTAGAAGTAACTGGTGATGACGGCGAGGAAAGAAGAGTTACAGCTGCTATGAATTTACAAGAAGGTGATACTATTGTAATCATGAAGGCTAAAAACAAATCTGGAATATAGTCGGCATTAATTTTTAATTGGAACGGAAGTAGTATGGGAATATTGTATATGAAGGACTTAACGACTTTCATTTATAACCCTACTAAGACATCTAGCGCACTACTTCCCTTCCCTAACTATGGAGGTTAAATGGAAGAATTATTGTTAAAATGGTGGGAAAGTTTTCCACGATTAGATTCTGACGCACCTAACATGAGCTTACGTAATCAAGCCACATATCTTTTAAAAAAGTATAAGACAATAGAGCACGAAATGGAAAATGTACGGTATCGTAATGATGAGACTACTGTTACAAAAGAAGTTCGAACTCTTGTACAATTTAAAGATGTTATATGTAAATACAGACCGCATCTCCATATGGGAGATTATTGGCTTGATGTTAAGGTGATAGATGAACAGGTGACCTATATGTTTCACTCTTTTATAGAACCTGAAGAAGGAAAAAAACAAATCATAAATGCAGAACATCCTCATTTAAGTAATGGAGTACCATGTTTAGGTAGTTTCCAGGGAGATTTAGCTACAAACTTTAAAGAAGGTAATTTTATTCAATTCTTTAGTGTGATGAAATCTTATCTACAAGCTTACAATGGACGTAGCACATATACTAGAGGTTCAGTATATAAAAAACAAAAGTTACATGGATATTTACATTCTTTTGAAGAAGTACAAGAGATGTTTGCTACTGAAGAAGACGCTGAAACTGGTAGATTAGATGTTTATGGAATAGGAAAAGATCCTATGAGATGGAATTGGCCTAAAGATATGACAGCTTTTCAACATGTTGAAGTTAAAGGACAAGATTGTGTACATATGAGAAAATACATAGAAAGCAATAGATACCCAATATTATCAGCATCAAGATATAGCTTATTAAATACTTCAAGCGAAAGCAACTTGAAAGTATTAGGCTATATTACTACAGCTATGATTGTTGGAGAATTGCCACTATTTCAAGCATTTGAATTTGTTAGAGTATTCTTAATTACACTTCAAACACAATATGAAGGTGATTTAGACCCAAAAACAATGAAAATACTAGAAAAAATGGCAGCTAAAGTCTATGATGTTAAGACTAATGGTAGTTTCAGAGTCAATGATAGGTACAATACCAGGGCATCAGGAGATTCAATTGCAGTATCAAAAGAAATATGGCCAATGGTTAGAGATTATTACGTTAATCCGTATGGAAATTCACGTGAAAGGGACAAATTTCCTTTACATCTCAAATATTTAGGTCATCATTTATCAAACTTTTTAATACTTTTAAGAAAAAGAGCACCTCACCTAGCCAAAGCTAGCACATATTTAAATGAGACGAAGAATGCCTTAGATGTAAACGTATTAAATGATAAATATAACATTATAAAGAAAGAAGCCTACACAATGGCTTTATCAACTATAGACAAAGAACGAAGGAGGTTTATAAATGAGCTCAACAAGCCCGAAATTAGTAATATCATCGGAACAGATGGACAAGGTACATTATTTACTTAAAAAGTTCAAATCTGTAGAATGGTCAGGACCAGCTTGGTATTCACATGTAAAAGATGAGAATGGATTTCCAAGTGTTGTGAAATTAGAATACTTCCACCCTCTTGATTTAGGTACAGCAGCAAATACCGATTGGGATGGTGAAGATTTAATTAAAATATATGCCAAATTAAGAAAAAAGTACCCTGAGATAGGCAAATCTTGGGTGCAAGGCAATATACATTCACATCATAGTATGGGAGCATTCTATAGTGGTACAGATGAACAACAGTGTATCGATGGAGCAAATGAAAACTTTTATTATTCATTAGTAGTATCAACAAAAGCAGGCAAAGAACTGCATTGCGGCGTATCATACCCCGATCAGTTCGGACAAGTACATATTGTTGAAATGGATGATATAGAAGTTGAATTAAATAGGTCATTCGATAAAGAATGGAAAGAACAAGCAGCATTTATCAAAAAGAATAAGAAACCAGAATCTGTAACATTATGGAAATCTAAATATGGAAATTATAATAATGCAGGTCAAGCAACGTTGTTTAATTCTTATAAAAAAAAAGAAGAACCAAAAACAACAAAGCAAGATAGGTACGAAGAGCACATAGATTGGCTTAGTTACAATGGTTCTTATGGTTTAAACAGTGAACAACAAGATCAGATGTATGATTGGGCAATGTTTGATGAGTTTGATGATATAATGCTTGAGTTTGAAAAAGGAAAGATAACGAAAAAAACTAGAGACTCAAAACTCAAGAAACTAGGAGTAGACGAATATGGCAGACCGTTACTTACGCAATAAAGACCTTATCAACCAATCAAGGCTAGATAAGATTACAGTAATAGGAGCTGGTGGTATAGGCTCTGCATTACTACAAAACGCTGCAATAATGGGATTTAAAGAAATAACCGTCTGGGACCCTGATATGTTAGAGGAACATAATTTATCCACAACATCATGGCCAGAGAAGTTCTTAAATATGCCAAAAGTAGCAGCTGCAGAAACTGTTCTTAAGAATCTAAACAAGAAAGTATCTGTAAAAACAAAACCAGTATTCTGGCAAACAGGATCACCATTGGAAAATAAAGTATTTCTTACACCAGATAATATGGAATGTAGAAAATATGTATATGAACAATGGAAGAAAAATCCAGATAGAGAGTTCTTAATAGATATGAGAATGGGGGCATTAGGATTTGAAATAATAACCGTTACACGAGAGAACGATTATTTCATGGATTCCTATGTCCCTTCCTCCTCTATTCCAGACGACCCATGTACAGCAAAGCATACCATATTTTGTGGTAGTCTAGCAGCATCATACGGCCTTGCACAAGCATTTAATGTCTTGCAAAATAGATTGTATTATGCTTACATTTGGGGGTCGTTAGGTCCTGTTAGTTTACGTAGAGAGCATCTCGTAAAACCACAGAAAATAGAAAAAACTGCAGCGTAGTTATTGGTATTACTGCGTCTGTAATCAACTCAGAGACATCTGTCCCTAACTCACACTACTCACACTACATTGGGATAGGTGTCTCTAAAAATGGAGAAATATGTTAAATATAAATAAAGTAAGTACAGATTGGTCAAGTGATTTACCAGGTGGTATTACATGGTATTTTATTGGTCAACCAAAAAGTGGTAAAACTACACAAGCTGCTTCATGGTCACCTAAAGGTAGTGATGGCGTTCTAGTCATAGACACTGACCTTGGTGCTGATTTTGTTGACAAAGCAAATGTAGTAACATGCTGTGCATTGAATCCTCCAGTAAGAGAACAGAAAAAAGATGGCGTAACAGTTACTAAAAATGGAGCTCCAGTAATAGAAATAGTCCCCACAAATGAGAGGGGATTCTATTATAGAGGTGGTCCAGACAGAGGTAAACAATGTCATGTTTATTCTTTAGCTGAAATACTGACTGATTTAATGAAAAATTGGGACGAATATCCTTATGATACTGTAGTTATTGACACTATTGACCAAGTAAATGGTTGGATAGAAGACGTAGTAAAAAATGACTTAGGTATTGATAACATGGGTGATGGTTCCTGGGGTGCAGATTGGGCTGCAGCAAAGAGGAAAAACGCTGATATTGTCAAAAAGTTGCAAGACTTTATGAAAAAAGTAGGCGGTAACCTTATTTTAATATCACATGCAAAGCAAACAGCTATGACTGATGATAAAGCTCAGTTATCCCCTTCTCTTCCTAGTGGTTTAGGTAGAGTATTATGTGCAAAAGCAGACGTAATCGGATACGCAACAGTAAACAAGGCAACCCAAGACTATGAAATATCTTTCGAGGGTTATGATGAACGAATGGTTGGTTCAAGATTAGCGCCTTTAGCACAAAAATCCCTGCCTTTTGACTATGAGGCAGTAGTAAACGAAATAAAATCCTATAAGGAGGAAAAATAGATGGCTATAATGCGTTCTACAGTAAAAAGCGGTGGTGGAGATTGGCTAGGTATTAAAACTGGTACTATCAATAAAATCACTGATGAATCTTCTAAATATGACTGGGCTGATGTATATCTAGTAGTCGAGTTTAAAGTAGAAGGATCAGAATATCCTAGGGTTATGAAAATAGCTGGTTCATATGATAAAGAGCCTAATGGACAAATTACAGATTGTTCATTACTTAAAAAGATTACTTATTTCTTCGATTCAATCGGTGAAATGGGTGGTCCTAATCATATGGGTGAATGGGTTGATTCAAATGAAGCTGCTATAAGTGATATAGTAACTCATTTGCAACAGTACGTTGGACATCAGTTAACTATTTATGTATTTAAAGAGTTAGCTAAAAATGGTCAAGCTTATACAAGAGTACACAATAAAGTACTTCCTGTATCAGCTAAATCTGAAGAAGAGCTTACAGGTTATATTAATTTCTTGAAATCTAAAGGATTCTTGAAAGAAGCTCCTAAAGACATGACCAATCCGTCTCAAAAAGTTGAGATGAACGGTACTGGTAATCTAGGGAATTTAGATATTGCACAACTATAATTATATAGAGATTGCAAAAGAGACGCCTCGGAAACGGGGCGTTCTCATCCCTCGGAATGAACTTAAAAATCATTTAGGGGATGTGCCAGTATATCGTTCAATGTACCTATACGATCATGCAGCTGTTGACTTTGCTGATGCAAATAATAACAGTTTAAGGAATTATTATGGTTCCAGAGCTATTGACAATGTCTTAATTGATGTTGACAGAGAGCAAAATACAGACGATTTTACGTTAAGGAGGTGTCAAGGGTTGGTTTATCAGATGACAAAAGAACTTGACCTTCAAGAACATTCATTCCGTGTATTTTTCTCAGGCTCTGGATACCATATAGTTATCCCTAATTCAGTTTTCAATTTTACACCATCAGAAGAGCTTCCATTTCATGTGAAAGAGACTATGGTAAAGTTATTTCCAGATATTGATGCAATGGTGTATATGAGAACTGGGCTATATCGTGTAGCACATACATTAAACAAAAAAACAGGGCTATATAAAGTTCCACTTACATATAACGAAGTTATGACAAGCTCATGGCAGAAGATACATGACCTAGCTAAAACACCTAGATACGAATTTCCATATACAGAGCTATTTGGAGATGGTGAATTAGAGGGTTATAAAATATCTGAAGTAGCTATAAGCAGACCAATGGGTAAGGTTATGGAACCCAGAAAAATAGCAACCTGTATTCAGACAATGTTTAATCAAGGACCACAACAAGGTTCAAGACACAAAACAATGCTTAGAATGATTTCACACTATAGACGAAACGGAATACCATCTCATGCAGCGAAAGCTATAATGATTGAATGGAATGACGGGCAGTTAAGAGAACAAGAAGTAATCGACCAGGTCGAATATTCTTATAATAAAGGCTATAAATATGGATGCCAAGATGATTTAATGATGAGTCTTTGTAATCCAAAATGTATTTATTATAAAAGAAAAGATTACTCTGTTGAAGTCATGAATGCAAAAGACATGCAAAAAGACTTATCATCTAGACTAACTACTGATTTTACAGGAAGAAGTTATAATTTTTCAAAGCAACTCGGCTTAAACAATGTCGATTGTACATTCTTTCCAGGTGATTTAGTAACGATATTTGGTCCAACTGGTAGTAGTAAAACCACATTGGCACACAATATAGCGTTAGGATATGACCATTTTAATGATAGAATTGATGAAAAATCACAAATTCCTACACTGTATTTATCATTAGAGTTAGCAGGATGGTATATGCATAGAAGAAGTCTTCAAATTGCAGCGAATCAAAGTAAAGACAGCGTATCAGCTGATTACAATAATATATATCCTTTAGTAAAAGACAAAATATCGCACATTAACGTGCAGACTGTAGCCCCTACTTTAGAGCAGATACAAACAAAAATAACAGAACTACAACCATCCATGGTAGTCGTTGATTATATTGATTTAGTCGATACTCCTCCATCAGTTAGAGGAGAATATGAACAGATTAAATATATTTCCCACGGTTTATCAAGCATGGCAGTAAACAACGATGTTATTATTGTTCAGGTATCGCAGGTAAGTAGAGACTACAGCAGAAATGAAGTCTTAGACTTGTACGCAGGTAAAGGATCTGGCGCAATAGAAAACGCTTCTAGAAAAGTTATTGGGTTAAATGGTCAAGCCAATTCACCTAATAAAGAAGTTAAGTTATTTAAAAATACTGATGGAGAGCTATTCGAGACAATGCTTGAATGGACACCATCTTTTAGATTACGGAGGACACATGTCGAATAAACCAACAACAAGAGATCTAATAGGAACTCTTATTGACTTACAGATTGATAGAGATAATCAAGAACTTATGGAACCAGATAATCCTGGTCCATTAGCTTTAATTGATGACTCTATTGAAGAAGTAAAAAAAGAAATCTCTAAAAAAACGTCAGGTATTGACCATTTTATAATAGAGATGAACAAAAACGTTAATCTTATTGATGCTGAAATTAAAACGCATATGGATGAGATTAAAAGATTGCGAGGACGTAAAAACGCAGTCAAAAGAACAGAAGATTACTTCAATAAAGACCTATTACCTATGATTATAGATACATGTGGTAATGATGGAGTGTTTCAAACGGATACAACCAGGTATAAGTTATATGAAACATGGGGCCCTATTGAAATAACTGATGAAAATGCTATAAATGATAACTATAAGCGTTTTAAAGTAGAAATTGATAAAAAAGCAGCTCGTAAAGCAGCTATTGATGCCGCTGAAGATGGTATGGGAATTGCTGGATTTCAAATATCTAAAGTAAAACGTGTAAGGAGGACTTAATGGTAAGAGTTACTTATAACGATGGAGGGTCTTTGTTAACACTATTTAAATTATTTGGAATAGGTTATACAACAGTTAATGTAAAAGATGAAAAATCTATTACTATATCTTTTAACGTAGGTAAAGCACATACCTTCCTCACATTGGCCTGGATATAGGAGGGTTAAAATGTGGCAAAGTATAAGAAGAACGTAGTTAGAAGAGGAAGAGTAAGATATTGGGAAGACAAATTCATAAAGGTGTTACAAAAACACCACGGGCATTTCGCCAAAAAGATCTTCCATAGGCTTATGAAAAAAACTTCTACACTAAAATCTTCACTTAAAAAGAGGAGTAAAGAATATGAAGTCTTATTTGATATTACTTTGGAGCAAATTAGAGAACTATTTTTACGATATTATGGGCGGAAGTGTCGGTATTGTCCTGATATATTGTTGGTTTCTAATATTGTATGCGACCATATGTACCCTCTTTCTTTGGGTGGTGATTCAACTCCTAAAAATCTCACAATAATATGTAAGAGATGTAATACTAGGAAAGGACACCTGACAGATAAAGAATATATTTCTCTGTTAACCTTTCTAGAAAAGAAACCAGATAACATGAAGAAGTATGTATTACGAAAACTTGCAAAGGGGGATAATTTTGAGAGTTAACATGGTAAATGTAGTAAGAGGGTTTATTATTGCAAAACCCAAGCTTGCGGATAGTGACGTTGACTTAATATACGCAATATGGGCATGGCAGTTGCAAAACAACAAACCAACCCAAAACATCAAGCAAATGAATGCTAAAGACCTAATGAATTGTTGGAAAGACGGAAAAATTTCATCCGCTTTTAATATAAGTAGGTCTAGGAGAAAGTGTCAGCAACACTATCCCGAAACACGTGGGGAAGCTTATGAAAAAAAACAGAAGCACCAGGAAAGAATTATTAAAGATGTCAAAAGAGAAGCTGATGTGGCAAATAGAAGAGCTGCAGAAGGAACTTCAAATACAAGTTCAGAGAGCGCTTAAGTATTATAGTGCCTACAATTTCTTAATGGACAACTTTGATGAACTACCTGATGATATAAAAGTACAGTTAGACAAAAGACTAAAAGACATAGGTCTTTAAAAAAAATAAAGTATGGGGCGTAGTGAAAAGGTAATGTCAATTGCTAAACGGTTAGTTTAGAAATGATAGAAGTTAATCTCGTCGGGAGGAGCTGCGCCCTTACTTTAGATTGGAAAGTATATGAAAAACTATAAAATGACAAAGTGCATGGCTTGTCAGAGATTTATTTCAGCTGCAGCGTGCAACTTTGGATGTCCTTATTGTGGATATACAGACGGCTGAGATGTAACTATACCTCCGTTGGAGGAAATTAAAGGAGTCGGCAATTATGACAAAGAAGGATTACGAACTAATGGCAGCGGTGATGAAAAGTCACAGCGTATTAAACAAAAAAGCAACAAAGGCGATAATGGAATCGTTGATAGAACATTTAAAGAAGGACAACCCGAAGTTTGATGAATCTAGATTTAAAGAGGCAAGTGGATATATTGATAATTAATCTCAGTATCATTATATTTAGGTTTTTCGGGCTTGAATTGGGTAGACCGAGGCACTTTGGGAGATTAGTGTCGCTAAGTCCTGCAATGCGCAAGGCCTACCCAAAAGTATTAAAATATAAAAAGGGCCAAAAAGCCCTGTGCGTAGAAGAAACTATTGAGGATTCTCACTATGTACAAGGGCTCAAGGCCCTTAAGTCTCTTATCCACGCACAACTATCTAGCGACACTATCCTCAATAGTACAACAACCTACCCTAATTATTCAACTATAACAAGATATAACTGGAGATATTATGATAAGTAAAATCTACGGCAGCAATCAAATTTTATTTGCAGTTGGTTCTAGAAAAGGAAAGACTAAGAAACAGATTGCGAATATGGTACGAAACAGACAGTATAAGAAAAAGACTTATACTAGAACAATAAACAAAAAAAGGAGGCCTCAGATGGGCTATACCAAGTTAGGTAAAGTAACCTTATACGTTAATAAGGACGCAACAGAAGAAAACAGACAACCACATTTTAAAGGATACGTAAAGTTAGACCACGCTATTCCTAAAGGTGCTGAAATCGGCTTAGCAGGCTGGTTAAATGAAAAAGGTAACGATAAATCTTTATTTTTCGCAGTGAGCGCTAAAGATGAAGAGCTATCTAAATCAAACGATCAGGAGGACGATCTGTTTCCCCCATCATAATGGAATGGGAGGAGATAAAACGGGTTATTATGCTTAGACACGAATTAGGTGTTAAAGAAGCAATTGACCTTGTTTTGTCAGAACGGGAGGTATAATGGTTAAACTGGTAAACTTAAGCAACATTCATGAATCAAAACTAAGGTCAGAAGGAAAATTGGCAGGCCCTAAAGCTTTTTATTTAGAGGAATACAGAGGTTTAGATGTATTACAAAGAGCTAAAAAGGCAGCCCTTTCAGTATCAGATAATGGTAGATGTTGGTGGATTTATGATTGGGTATATAGAGAGTTAACATGGAGGGATCCAAAATGCGATTAGCAGAACACAATGAACTTCTTGAAGATATATTTAAAGAAGTTAGAGATATAAGAACGGCTGGTCAGAAGGAATACGCTCACGATGAGGATAATTGCTTTGCAAATTTTGAAAGAATAGCAAAGTTAATGGACTCAAATCGTGAGACTGTTCTAATGACATATCTAATGAAGCATATAGATGGAGTTCAATCTTATATAAAAGGTCATAAAAGTCAACGAGAAGATGTTAGAGGTCGAATCGTTGATATAATTGTCTATCTGACGCTATTATGGGGAATGGCTGACCAGGACGATATTAATGGTATCGATTTAGAGGTTAGCGCTGAACATCAAATGGCGAAAGAAAACAAATTCAAAGATGAATGGAAACAAGAACCAGATAGATTTAAAGTGGAAGGTTATGATAAAGATGGAAACAAAACCACTTAAAGATGCTGAAGAATACATAGAGCAAAACATGAAGGCAGACAACGGCAATATGGGACTTATTGCTTGGAGATTTCTAGTAGGATGTCGTATATTAGAGTGTCTGGAAGATATGAACGGAAGCCCTAAACAAGGGACTGATGTTAAGTTAGAATATCTTAATATGGACCACTCTAAACTACGATTTGGCGACTACGAAATCTATCTGGCACATAAGCCCGATGGTCATGATGAAAAGTTAAATGAGCCGAACTCTAAGTAGACCTCAGCCAAGAGGCAATACTTTATAGGGGGAGATAATTCTCCCCTTATAAAACAAAATCTTCAACGTCAATAGCGCGAAAAGGTGCGTAATGTTTTTCAGTTGTTCTAACTGATGCATGACCTAATAGTTTTGAAACTTTATATATAGACCAACCTTTTTTAATTAAGTGATAACCAAAAGAGCGTCTAAGGTCATGAAACCTACCTTCTACCCTGGCTTTTTTTAATTCTTTATTAAATCTCTTAGAAATGTATTCAGCTCTATAATTCCAGTGTTTTAAGGATTTTGAAGCACGTAAAGCCTGTTTATTCATGCGAACTAGCCTTGGCCCTGACTTACCCTCTACTTTAAAATAAGTGTCCGTAAAATCGCATATATTAAGTCCAACTAATTCTCCTCGACGAGCTCCAGTATAAAAAGCAAACTTTACAAAGTCTCTAAAAGCTTCATCTTCTATTGAACTGAAAATTATATTCAATTCATACATAGAGAACACCCTATTCCTAGGCTTTACACTACCAATATTTTCGAATAATGGTAGTTTAGTTTTTATATTATTTTTTTTCGCCCAACGTATAACAGTGTTTAATCTCTGTTTACAAATTATAGATGCTGCCTTAGTTTGTGGAATACCATTTTTAATATAGCTATTTAAGATTTGGGAAGTCATTTTACGACCTTGATTGGTCCAGTCCCAGTTTACAGAAAGGTAGGAATCAATAACCTGATCCATTGGTTTTGCGATTAAGTTTAGCATAGTTGCTCCGTGTTTTATAGAGGGAACGACGTTGGCAACGTGATGCTCTACCAGCTGAGCTACTCTCGCATTTTTTCCACATCTTCCACTCCAAGTTCATTGGAACTTATATACTCGTATTTCTCATCGCAATAGAATTTTGGAAATATAGTATAACTTTTTTTGGAAAAGTAATTATTCGGTATCTTCAGGTGTAGTTTGTACATCTTTTTTAATCTCCCTTGATAATTGTATATAAGGTATGCCTGTAGCTTTTTCTATAGTGTAGAATGGATTTTCTATTACACCTTTAGTATCTCTTAGTATTCTACCAAAAGGGAACATAGTCCAAAGGTAATAATCTGTTAACCTACTATAATCATTAGACAACATAGAACTAAAGACGGCAGGGGCCAACCGCAAGCCTGGCGGAGTAACCATTTGGAGCGGAGCAACAGCAGTTGGCCAATTGCCGAAAAAGGCTCTATCTCTTTCTTCTTCATTACCAAACAACCAATCAGACGTATCTTGAAACCAAGAATAAGGTTGAGGCATAGCAGTTTCGAAAAGAGAGTAAGCAAATACATTGGACATACCAAGGACGAACATATCGCTTATAGTTTGTCGTTTAAATCTTTCATACTCCATAGTACCTGGACGATAACCATGAAGTCTTGCTTCTTTATTAATATCATTTCTAAATCTTACAGAGTTCCAAGCCCAAGTTTGAAAACGTGTCATTACTTTACCTAAAGCAGTAGCACTAAATGCTGGTCTATATGGAGCAGAATATAAGAACTGTGTAGCTGTTACACCCTTCTTAGCCATTTCAATTAAAAATGGTTCATTTAAGTCCATATTAGCATGACCATATAGATCTCTTGCTTGTAAGTAATGCGCAGCAAAAGCGTCTCTTCTTAATGCTCTTTCAGGTGTTCTCATAAACCAAGCAGCTTTCTGGAACGCAGCTTCATCAATTTGATGCTTCTTAGCTAAGCTAATAAGACTTTCATCTTTAACCATTGGGTCTTTTTCTAATAACTTTTTAGCATCTCTTAAAAATCTTCTATATTTACCCTTTTTAAAGCTAGGATTGAGTCCAGCCTCATATAATACAAAGTTTGGAACAACACCATGACTGATCGCCCACTCTTCAATTTGTTTTTTAGACTCCCAACCTGTTGCTTTTCCAGCAATTTGAGTTCTCCAATACTCTACATTTCTAGCATTTCTCCAATTCTTCCAACCTGTAGATTGTATAGTATGTACAGTACCACCAAATATATTACCAGCTGCAGACTTAGGGTGAGCAAGTAAAGTGGCCATTTGATATTTAGCTTCAAGGTTAGACCAATGCCTTATATCCATTTCATCTACACCTTTTAAATTATCAGGAACTAAATCACTATCTTTCATTCCAATTTTTGTACGAATCCTATTTACCATATCTTTAACGTGATTATCAGCGAACCAACTATAAGGTGTACCTTTAATTTTCATTAAATCACCCATAGGACCATCAAGCCAAGACTCTTGAACTTTACTAGGGAAACCCATAGCTCTAGTGATGTAATCGTATATATAGTTATTCCAAGCAACAACCTGATCAGGACTATTCCATGTATCAATAGCCTTTCTGTTAAACTCTTGTAGCATCTTTTTAGATACAATCTGACCAATCTGTCTATGATAGGTGTCAATAAGATTTTTCTGGTAAATATCCCAAGAACCTAAATCTCTAGACCAACCAGGTAAATCAGTAGAACGAGATAACATATTACCAGCCACAGGGTCTTTCTCTAAATATCTAAAGTTTTCACCTTTACGACCCTCTGAAATCTCTTGTAATGCGCCATTAAGTAAATCAGTTTCATGAACATCGTTTACAATCCACTCACCAGACATAGATTTATATCGTAAAATAAGCTTACCAATCTCAACCTTTTTATCTTTATCAGACATCCCTGTACGACCTTCAACTTCTTTAATAGCAGCTTCAATAGCTCTTTTGGCTACTTTCTTATCTTGTATAAATTGAGGATGATAATCATTTGCTCTAAATTGGCCTGTTCTGTGGTATTTAGCTAAAGCAAGATTATTAATTAACTCTTGATATAACTTTTTACTTTCAGGGTCAACAGTCATTCTAATTTGTTCTTGAAGATTCTCAATCTGTATAGACCTAGATATTTTTCTAAGATTATCAAGACCAAGTCCCCAGCCTATGGGTTTACCCTCTTTCATATTTTTCATTATAACTTTAACAAACTTATTACTATCAATCATTGGCAACATTGTATTCTCATTCCAATATTTAATGTCACCGTCTTTATCTTTCTGTACAAAGTCAAGAATAGGATCTTCAATATTATTATCTCTTACATGTTTACCTAACTCTGGGTCATATTTATAATGCTTACCAGCAATCCAGCCATAAGTCTCAATTGCTCTTTTAGTTAAAGCATTGTTTATATTGTTAGCAACCTGCCTACCAGTTTCTGTAAATGTTCCACCTTTTTTATTAACGCTAAACTTTTTCTTTTCAATACTCTTCCAACTTGCAATATCTTTGGCTTCTCTTAAAGAGGCCTCATATTCTTTAATTTTTATATAATACTGAGAATCTTTTTTATGTTTGTTTTTATTTTTAAAAGACCTTAAAGCACGTTCAGCAGTAACAACTTCACCTATATGCTGACCAATTCCTTCAGGAAGAGACTCATATCCAGTCTCATCTCTTAACAACTGTTCCAATATATTCTTCTCATCTTCATCAGACTTAAGAGCCATTGCTTCAACTTTACCTAATACAAATTGTATATTTTCAATAGTATGAGTAGGTGTACCTATGTCTCCTTGACGCCATTCACCCTTATAGTTTTGAAATCTTCCTGACTCTTCAAATATAGTAAAGTCTTTAACCATCATCTCCCTGGATACTGTTTTAGGAAATAACATCCAATGACGTTTTGCAAGTTCAACAACGTTGTCTTTTGTAATAGCACCTCTTTGAGACCAATACGTACCAGTTCTCATTTCTTGAAAGAAGTTATTTAATACTCTGTAGTCTTCAACTCCAAGAGCGTCAAAGTTTTTACGAAGAAGTGAACGACTTATTTGGTTTAAATTTTTAGCTGAAGCTATACTTTTACCGTAATAATTAACGTGTCCTATTAATTCATCAACCATCTTACGTTCAAAGTCAGATAATTTTGTCTTACCCATTTTTTGATAACGTTCCCTAGCATGAACTATAGAATCAACATCAGACTCGAATACATCTTTAGGAGCAACTTTAGACACTTCAAGGCTTTTATTCTCACCTTCTAATGCTTGAGTAACATCTATATCAAGTTTTTCATTAGTTTTATAATCAAATTGCTCTGAATAAACTTTGAGGAAATCTCTAATAGCCCGATCACTAGTCCATGCAGCGTTTAATCCTGTTTTTTCAAATAAAGTAGAACTACCACTATTTTCAATTTCTCTTAATAATGGGTTAATAATATTTTTTAAATCACTAGATAAGCCTTTTAAATCTTTATATTTAGCTAGATTTTGGCCTTTATGATATGTAGACATCATTAGTGTATCGAATAAGTAAGACTCTTCAGGACTTAATGGTCTTCCCTCTGAATCTTTATCTAAGCCCCATTTATTTTTAGTTTTATAATCTGATATTCTTTTCTCAATCTTTTCTTGATTCATAAAAGGTAAAACATCAGGGTCTACGTTGAATATTTTAGACAATGTAACCTTACCCTCTGGACTAACATTAGTAACTGTTAAGTAATCATTTATACTGGTCTCAGCAGTTTTTAATTTTTGAGACCTGTCTATTTCTTTAGTTTTGTCAACAAACTTTGCCATGTTATGTATAAACTCATCCTGCATTCCTGCATTCCTTGCTAAATCAATAGCTCTTAAAAGTTGCAAAGCAGAAGCCCTATCCATTGCATCGTTTTGCATGAACTCTGTGCCCTGTCTATAAACTCTATCAACCATATTACTTCTATAGGTCATAACATTTTCAATTGCTTGCATGTATAATTCATCAGTTTTAAAATACTTCACATGTTCCCATGGAAATGAATATGCGTTAAATGCTTTCTTACTCCATTGACCACCTAAATCTTTAAAGAAGTCTTTATAAGCTGCAGGATTTTTTATTAACATTTTTCTATTGTCTAATAAGTAAAGCTTTTCTCCGACTACTTTTTGTGTAACTGGACTCTTAGCACTCTTAAATGAAAATCGTCCCAATAAACCACCATCTACGCCCTCAAATGAGTCGTTAATAGCTTTTAACTCTAAAGCAATGTCATTAAAGTCATCATATCTTTGGTTTAATTTATCTAAATCAACTTTAGCTGCTATATCATCACTATAATCAATTGGGTCTAATATTTCTACCATTCTAGCCAACATATCTCCACGTTGACTTTCGTTTAATAAGTGTATTTTATTAGAGAACTCTTTTATTTCATGAGCATAAAAACGTCTATTTTGGTCCCAATTTCTAGAGAAATAACCTTTATTAAAACCTTGGTATACTTGAAATAATCCTTGTCTAGCATGAAAGTTTGGACTGAATTTGCTTTGTAAATCTTTTTTATTGCCATTCCAATCAACTTTAAACAACGAATGCCAACCTGTATCGAAAAACTTTTGTTGTCCTACTAATCCAAGTTCATCAAGTGGGTCAGAACCAAAACCAATTTCTGCTCTAAATAGTTCTCTAGAAAAATCTAATTCTTTTTTATCTGTTCTAGGCTCTATAAATATTTCGTATGTCTTTTTATCTCCATAAGGACTAACTATTAAAGACTCTCTATTATCTTCTTTATATTTCTTTTGAGTAGCCTCTGGAAGCTT